CACTGCTAAGTTGGAAGTGCGTAACAGTCGCGCACTAATTGGCAGTCTCAACCGCATGACCTACGCACGCAAGGTGTATGACGCGTGTAAGGTCAAGTTTGGAACCCCGAAGAACACCGAGGCGAACTTCAAGGCGGTCTGGCGTTATGCTGGGCAGCTGATGAAGGAGCATGGTGTACGACCAAGCCATCAAGCGAAGATACTGCCGGGTCTTGTCAGCAAGGTATTCGTCCCAACTGTGGAGGAAATGCTTGCCAACAGCGAGTTGCGGGTAATGCGCGACATGGTTGAGGAACGGTTTGACGAGTGTGTCAGCCGTTGGGAGCGGTGGTCACGTAAGTGCCGCCGTTTCTTTGGTCTAGCGTAGGGGGGCCAGGTCAAGGTGCACGAGGCAGTAGTTTACAAAGTACCTAGTGTGCGTCACACTCCAAGTGACGACACGTGGGAAACGTTGAAGAGGGAAGATCCTAACTACGCCAGTTTGGCCGTGCACTGGCGACTGGAGGCCGAGAAGGAGCGGAGCGTTTATGTTGTGGGGGGGTTGGCGCCAGAAGGGCGTACTCTCTGCACCAACGCTGCCGACGTGATGACCACATGTGCTGCCATCGCTGAGCGTATGATCTACGCGAAGGTTGGCGGCAAGTTGCTGAAGCGTCCGGGGAATAGTTACGAACACTATAACTCGGCGTTGGGAGAGTTCAAGAACAAGGTTTTGAGGGCTGCTGGCCGCACTTACCACCCTGTGACGCCACATGAATTTGTGGAGAGTTACAAGGGTCGCAAGCGCACTCTGTACTCAAACTATCTCGAGGACTATTTGGAATGGGGTGTCAAAAAGATGCATGCCACATTCAGTACGTTTATGAAGGTTGAGAAAGTACCTACTGACAAGTCACCAAGGACGATCCAACCACGCAGCCCGATCTTCAACATCGGGCTAGGTAGGTACCTAAAGCACAAGGAGAAACCGATCTTCCGCGCGATCGCGAAAGTGTTCAAGCAGAAGTATTGTGTGTTTAAGGGCCTGAATGCCGTAGCTATGGGCACTGAGTTGAGGAAGCTCTGGGATGAGTTCCGTGACCCGGTGGCTGTTGGCATTGACGCTTCACGATTTGATGCGAGTGTTGATAAGGGGATGTTGGAGTTTGAACATTCCTTATACAACGCTTTGTTTCAATGCAAGGAATTGCGCCGGTTGTTGAACATGCAACTGGTCAATCGTGGAGTTGCGCGATGTCATGATGGAGTTATTAAATACACGGTGGCTGGTGGCCGGGGGAGTGGTGACATGAACACCTCTCTTGGCAACTCGTTCATCATGTGTGCCATTATTTGGTGTTGGCTCCGAAGCTGTGGTGTTCATGCGCGTCTCGCTAACAACGGAGACGATTGCGTGGTTATAATGGAACGTGGTGATGTTGACAAGTTCACCACTGGGTTCGACGTGTATGCGAAGAACCTAGGGTTTACTATGGTTGTTGAGGAACCAGTTGACGTCTTTGAACGTATTGAGTTTTGTCAGACACATCCGGTGTGGGATGGTACAGTCTGGCGAATGGTGCGGAATCTGGGAACAGCACGTGAGAAGGATTCCATGTGTTTGTTTCCAATTGATAACCCGGGTGCCTTGGAGTCGTGGATTTATGCTGTCGGGGAGTGCGGATTGGCGCTCACGAGTGGTATTCCCGTGTTCCAGGAGATGTATGTTGCCATGATGCGTAATGGACGTAAGAGCAACATGAGCGAAGCGGTGTTCATGCAGAGTGGATCCAGAATGCTGTCCCTAGGGATGGATTCTAAGGTGATGCCTGTGACCAGCGATGCTCGTGTGTCGTTCTTTAGTGCGTTTGGTGTCACACCAGACGAACAAGTCGCTATGGAAGAATATTACATGCAGTGGAAGCTGTCGCCCTTGGTCCAAGAGGTTGGTACGGTAGGTGAAGTGAGCGTGAGCCCACTTTAGCGGCCGTGATATACAGCCATATATACAATGAAAACACAAAAGAACAAGAAGACGAAGGTGGTGGTGCAGCCAAAGAAGAAAATGACCAAGCAGCAAGACGTGACAGCAGTCGGCCGAGCACTCCGTGCGCTCGGTGGACTTGGAGGGGGTTATGCAGGTGGTTTGTTGGGCAACGCTGCCCTCGGATCTGCCGCTGGTTCGGGCCTGGGTGCCATTGTGAGCCGGTGGTTGGGTCAGGGGGATTACAGTGTGCAATCGAACTCTCTGCTAGGCTCAGTCCGCCCTGACGGCACCATCCCGGCAATGCATAAGGATGGGCAGTCAGTGATTGTACGGCACAAGGAGTTCCTGGGAGAGATTCTCGGGTCACAAACATACACGGTGCAGAAGCGTTACGCGCTCAATCCGGGTGATTCTTCGACATTCCCATGGCTGGCAGCAATTGCCGGTCAATACACGGAATACAAGGTGCGTGGGATGATATTTCATTATGTCCCCACCAGTGGCATGGCGGTCAATTCCACGAACCCTGCATTGGGTAGTGTGATGATCCAAACCAGCTACCGTGCGACGGAAGCAGCACCTGCATCGAAGATTGAGATGATGAACGAGTATTGGGCGACTGAAGCGCGTCCATCTGAAGCGTTTATCCATCCAATTGAATGTGACCCCAAAGAAAACCCATTTAACGTCCAATATGTGCGGAATTCCTCGGCAGCGAGTACCGAGAACATTCTGATGTATGATCTAGGAGTGACCACTGTCGCCACAACTGGTTGTCCGGCCACAGGCAATGTGCTGGGTGACTTGTGGTGCACGTACGAAATTGAGTTGAAGAAGCCGAAGATTGCCAACGTCACAACCGAGACAGCGTTGTCTGCCGTTAACTACGCGCAGGGTTCGCTTACCGGAGCTACGATGTGGTCAGTCTCAGCGGCGAGTTTCAGTTCGATTCCTGGTGTCACTGTTTCCCCCACTGGCTTGTCCATTGGGCGTGAAGTGCAGGGCACCTACTTGCTAGCTGTGACCGTTGCCAACGCTAGCACTATAGGATCATCGGCGGCGCAGTTGGGTGCGGGAATTTCCATCAAGTTCTCGTCCAATGTGATTGCCGCTGGTTCCAGTAGCGCAGCTTACGCAGTGGTGTTGCAGATTGTTCCTTCCGCCGATTCGCGTGTCATTGGTTTCACTTTGGGCACGCTTACGGGATCGAATGTAATTGCGACCATGAGGTTAACGGAGTACAATAGTAATGCACTCATCTAAATGTCTCAAGTTCAACAACAAAAATAGACAAAACACAAAAATAAAAATTCCAGCCGAAGGCTGTTGGATGGTAGGAGTATGCACTGGAGGGTTGGCCCCCAAAGAAGGAGATCATACTATCAACCAGCAGTTGGCGCTGGACTGCACACATTTTATATCTTGAGCTCGGCCGCACGTAGTGTGGTTGTCGTGCGTACCGACGCGCGACTAGGTTGGGGTCCCTCTGGCGGTCTGGAGGGGGGTAACCCGCGAACTAGCTGAA